CCTCTATAGCCTTCTCCAGATACCTCTCACCATAGATGTATGACGCCTTGATGGCGTTCCACTCGAAGAAGGGGTATGAGTTGTTGAAGTAGATGATGCCCATCTCGTTGTCAATCCACCAATCACGGAGCCTACCCCTATCACCACTGGCGCTACCACCCACCAAGTCTACTGATAGCAAGTGCTGGGCGATTGCCGTGCCTGTGGTGTTCAGGGTAGTTAGTGGGGTCCCACTGAGATTGACGCATCCAGTGAAGGTTCCCCAAGCAGTGACAGCACCTGTGTCAGGATGGAATGTGGTGGCGGTCTTGCCTGTGTAAGACAGGACCTCATCCCCTATCTGCAGCAGTCCCTTCTCTGTGAATGCTGAGGTGTTGGAAGCCTCAGTGGTAGCACCATCATCATCATAGACATAACCAAGAGTGACTGTGGTGCTTGAGACGCTGGCGCTGTATGCGCTTGCTGAACCAGCCTGAGTCACTGTGAGGTTAGTAGCGTCACTGACCGCTATGGTGCAAGTCTCACCTGCAGAGGTCGAACGCATGCTGGTAATCTTCACCTTGCCACTACCATAGTCGGAGTTGGCAGTGGCTAGGAACTCGTTGTGAACCGCCACTTTGTCGGTGCTTCCCTCCAGAGTGAAGGTGGTGGTCGCATCTGTCTGGTCAGAGAGGAAGTTCACAGCGGTCTTACCGAGCCTGTCCTCCTTGTTGATTAGGTCAGCGAGGTTCTGAGCGGTGGTTATCTTGTCGAAGTCAGACCTCCACTGGGTGGTCCCTGTCCCAACGGACAACTTTGCAACGTAACCGTTACCGGGAGAGAGGAAGACGCTATCAGAAGAGAGTTTCGAGTAATCCGCGATATCCAATCGGGCCTCTGCCGCTGCTATCTCACGATAGTCATCACCCTGCCACAGTTCCAATCTGAGGACCTGCTGGATGTTCCTGAAGAGAAGGGGTGATGTGCCTACGTAATCGGTGTAGTATCTACGGCGATAAGGCTTGTAGGTATCGAAGTTGATGTATTCTGCTGATACCAGATTGGGCCTCCAAGAGTTGTGAGTCATGTTGTCAATCTTGTCTTGCATCCTCTTGATGACCGCATTCACCTTATCCTTAGTGACGCCGCGAGTCTTGCCGTTGGTGAAGGATGCTTCGTTCTGGACGTATGTGTTGTCGGCTGCTTGGTATTTGCTCACATCCAATCCCTCGCTGATGAAACCCAATGCTACCCCATTTGATGTAGAGGAGATTTCTGTGATTGTGGCTGTGAATCCTAAGGGGTCAGCATCGCTGTAGATGAGTATGGAGTCATCGACAGAGAAGCCCGTATTCCTGTAATCAGTCCCTGTGACATACACCTTTGCTACATCATTGGCGTCACCAACAATAGTGGATAGAGTCGTATCTGATGACACTAGAACTGCTTCCTGCGGCCCTATGTCAAGCAGGTCAGCGACCTTCTGCGCAGTGGTGTAGACGATTGCGTCCGGGTCTAGAGGTCTCGTCTCTGCCTCGCCGGGACTGAACACCTGTGGCATTAGAGCCTAGCCTCCTCGTTCCTATGACCCATGTTGTATTCCATGGGCTTCCCACATGAGCCACAGTCGGCCCTCCATAGGAAGTGTAGCATGCCACAATGGATGCAGCGGGTGCCAGCCTCGATGTTCAGTATGTCCCCAACCTCGGTGTTGCGTTGCCTCTGCTGGCTGACCACCCCTGCCAGTGGTCTATCTGTGTTGAAGACTGAGCCTGTCTGGTTCAGGGTCTCTGCTAGTTTGACGTTCTCTTTCTGAGCGCGAGATATGTCATCAAAGTCGAGGGTTTTCAACTCGAAAGTCATTCATCCTCCCTCACTCTCATACATATGTCAGTATAACGAACATGTTACCCATGACCACAATTGCCTCTGATGCTATCAGGCTGGTAGTGGATGTGGCGCTAGTTAGTGTCGCTGCTGCTGAGTCGATACTGCTGGCAAGAGTGGTGGTATCGGAGAACTCCTTAGGGGAGAAAGGCCCAATCACCTTGAACTTGGGGTCAATCACTGCCATATCAGGACACCGTCCATGTTAGTTTGATAAAGACGTTGCCTCTAATCATCATCGGCTTGCTATCAACGAGGGTATTGGTATCACTAATACTACCTAGGTTACCAGCAGCCTCTGCTATGGTCGCGGACAACGTAGAGACATCACTGAACTCCTTCGGGGAGAAGGGTCCTATTACCTTGTATGATGTCGCTATGCTAGCCAACTAGTCACCGCCTAATCAGCGCTGACCTATTGCAGTCCACTGCCCTGCCACGCTATTTGCCGTGATGACGATGTCCGTGCCGTTGATGCTAGCACATGCTCCCGCATTGGGTGTGCCTCCATCAGCGGTGACCGTTACCATCAGAATATTACTAAGATGGTCAGCGAGGCTTATTGTGCCTCCACCTGAGTCATAATCACCACTGACCATTTTCATATTTCCAAGCATTGTTGGGCGGATGTCTATTGTTTCTGCCATATTCTATTCACTCCTCTTCTGTTGTTTCCTCGACAATAGCCTCGGTCGCTACTTCGACCGGGGGTGGGGAGGGATTTAGATGTTCCTCCACCATTGCGAGTAATGCGGTTTTCGTCTTGTATGTTCTTCCTACGGTTACACCCCTTTCGGAGAGCCATGCCATGATGTCAGCCCTGCGCCAGTCATCATCGGGAAGGCCATCACCGTCAGCGTCCAAGGTGGGGGCTTCGTACCCAGAGACCTCGAAGTTAGCATTGCCGATGAACTGGCGGCTTCGTTGGTCTAACCACTCTTGGGACACCTCAGTAGATGTGCCTCGATAGAACATCTTGCTCTTATCGTTGCTCATTATGTTGTGGTGCGGTCCAAGGAACCTTATCTGAGGCAGATTAACCACCTCAGTTCAGCAATAATACCGTAATCTGCACAACTTGGTTTGCGATTTCAGAGTCTATGATTAGACAAGGTAGAGTACCAGTTGTTGCTAGTGGTGCTACAGTATCATCTGCTCCTACAAGTCCAGTGTTGGTCATTGTTACAGTTATGTCCTTAGCAGCGGTTGCTGAGGCATATCCTACTATTCCTAGAATCTTTGATGCTCCAGCAGAGAACAGTAGAGGTTCTACTGTTGCTGCTTGTACGACATTCACCGTGAATGTTACCATTCTCAGGCTTCCATTTGCGTTTCCATCTGCATTCTTTGCATTGAAACCCGTTAGTGAACCGGGGTACGAGCCTCCGCTGTTTCCATCGAGCCAGCCAGTCTCATCTATTGGTGTACCAGTCCTCATGTCTAAGTCAACCAGTATATCCACTAATGTGAAGTCGCTGTCTGCTACTTTTATGCTTAAGTTGTTTTCAGTTGTTGTTGTTGTTGCTACCATTTTTCATCACCTATTTTTTGCTCCTATTATCTCCAGCCTCACTTGAGGTCACGGATGCTCCCTTGTCCTCCGAAGAAGGTGGTCCACACCTCTCCCATTGTTCTGTAGAGTCCTTCCTGTCCTAGCCTGTTGATGGCGAACGGGTCACCAGTCTCGATTCCCGACTCGAAGTATTGGGTCGGTATCGCAGTGCTGAAGTGTAGGTAGTCTGTGTCTAGGTAATACATTCGGCCAATGCCGTCTGCTGGCATGTCCTTGGTGGGGATGATGGGTACACCGTTGTAGGTTGCCACGATGAATCCGGCTTCCATACCGGGAACACCCTTCACACCGTTGTAGGTGGGGGTGACCCTCTTCTCCTCCATGAACCTCTGCTGTGACTGTAGCAGTTGCTGTAGTCTCATCAGAGTGTCGTACTTGGTCAGGATGACCTTGGGGTTTCCACCACGGACCCATACCTTCTGGAATAGGTCGTCTAGGTGGTCAAGGCTCAGAGTCCTGTCAGTTGCGCTGGTGTGAGCGTTACCCTCAGCGTAGGCCCAAGTAGAGTTGTCAGTCCTGTTGATGGAGTAGATGTCCTCGTCTCCAGCATCGTAGTGCGTACCAGCGGTCATTGCTGTCGTGTCTGCACAGGTAATCCTGTCAAGAGACTCGAAGTTGTTGGCAGCCTTTGTGGATATGTCCGTCAGAAGCATCTTGTTGACCATCTCAGCGTGGTGCTTACCCATCTCTTCCTTGAGGACCTGTCGGATATCTCCCAATCCGTCATCCTTGTCTGCTAGGAAGATAGCCGTCTCGGACATATCGAAGGTGTGCGCGATAGTCTTGGGCTTGGCTGCGATGTTCTGGAAGGCAGGCTTGACCGTGTCAGGCAGGGTTGCGTTCTCTGCAACACCACCGTGGACTGTGCCTGAGTTAGGCTTGTCAGTGATGACGCGCCATCCAGACCTGTCCCAAGGCTTCTTGGGCAGGATGCTGAAAGCGTTGAACTCTTGGTTCATCTGGCTCCATACCTTTCGTCCGTAGATTGCTTGGTATGTTCCAGCGGTTGAAGAAAGCATTGGGCTGTCTGCCTTGAGTAGTTCGCTACCCGTGTAGGTGTATCCCATTGCGTTCCCAGCGCCATAGTAGTAGCGCTCCATGTCTGTTACTGTTCTAATGTAGTTTCTTGCCATTTTTCATCACCTCTAGTTCTCGCTCCCGAAAGCCCTGTTGGCAAGGCTGTGCACCTCGTCCCAAGACATGTCTGCAAGGGCCTCCGTTGTGGGGACCTCTACTGCAGGGAGTGAACTTGCGCTCTTCTGTATGTCCTCGCCAACTTCGGCGGGACCGTTCTCGATACGAGCAGTCAGAGCCTCAAGGGACTTCTGAATCTGTGCAAGAGGGCCGCGAGCATCGAATGCTGCTGCTTCTGCCTTGGTGACCTCTGCGACTCTCTCATTCTGGAATCTGCTAGAGAACTGCTCTTCTAGGGAACCCTTGAACTCGTTCTCTAGTGCTGCTGCCTTGTAGACCTCGTATGCGGCCTCGACATCTGCCTCTGAGACTCTGTCAGGAGTTAGGAAGTTTCCTTTCTGGACCTTGCCTCTAGATAGACCGGATGCTGATAGGGCGTTGGTGGATGGTTTTCCACCCTCTGTTGCTCGACCCTTTGCCTGTCCAGTCCTCTGTTGGTCGTTCGCGCCCAGTTCCTCTGGGGTTGAACCGGCGTTTGCCTTGGAGAGGTTGTCGAAGTGTGCGCGTGCGGAAGCCATGTCCACACCTGCGCTCTTGAGCGTACCCTCCATCCAGTCGAGATACTCTGAGGAAATCACATCAGAGAAGTCATCATCTGAGGCCAACTTCATTGGTGGCGCTTCTTTCTTCTCCTCTGGGGCATCCTCTTTCTCGTCTTTGGCGTCTGCCGCGTCATCTTTGTCACCGCCGCCCTTGCCTTCTAGCCAAGGTAGTCCCTTCTCCATAGAGTCGAGCCTCCCTTCTAGACGACCAAGAACGTCAGTCATTTGCGTCATTACATCGTTTTCTGCTTCTGTCATTTTATTCACCTTTTCTTGTTTTAATATCCTGAATGTTGCTTCTGGGTTTATTCCTTTTTCACAGATTGTTACTTCATGAAGTTCTAGTTTGCTGATTTCTTGGTAGTCGCCGTGCACTGGGTCTGATTTTCTGACTCGCTTGAATGCCTGTCCTCCGATACTGAAACCCCGTAGTGCTCCTTTTCGGATTTCGGCAGCGACTTCTTTTGCTTTCTCGATGTCGTCTCGGAGTTCTACTACTACAAACATCCCGACATCGTCAACTTCGCTTTTCCACAACCTCCCTTCGTTATCTGTATAATTTGGAATCACTTCACCGACTTGTATGTTAGAATGCGCTAGTTGTACGTTTCTATACTTCGGGTCCTCCATGTATTTTCTGAATGCGTCTTTGAGTGCATCTTTTGTTATCTTGTCACCTTGCTTGTCCACTACTTCTACGCTAGCATAGCCAGCAACGATGAGGTCTCCACCCTTGATGAGGGTGATTCCAGAGTTCCTGTTCGTCCGTAGAGGGGATAGCACACTAAATCGACTGTGGTCTTGTCATTCTACTTATATTAAGCGGCAACAGATTATTCCGTTGTTGCTTATTATATGGCATTAGAATCGCTATACTGCAAGCCATCTTCCTTTTCTTGATGGCGCTTTTTACGTGGGTATGGTTTTTCTGCGTCTTCTGTGGGTCTTGCACGCATGTCATAATCTGGCATAGTCTCCTCTCCTTCCAGATTGGTTGGCCCTCTGGGACTCTCTGTGAGAGCGCCTACGTCTATACCGTACCCCCTACTCCCCCCTCCGAAGCCCATTTCGTTCTTCTCTAGAACATCCAAGACTCTCTCTATCATGCCCAAGGCCTTACCCAAGTTTGGCTTTGTGACTAGGTCCTCATCATCCAACTCATCGCTGTCCTCCTCTATATCGTCTTGCGCCTCCTTTGAAGGAATGGGGTCAGCCACCCTCTCAATCTTGCCCTTCAAGAGCATACTAGCGACTTGTCCCCAGAATGGCTTCAGGCTCTCACTCAGCATTATGCTGTAGTAGTCCTCACCCATATCGCTGAGAATCGTCTTGGGACTATGAACCCAATATCCTCCATCTGACTTGGCTAAAGTATAGAAGACCTGATTTCCATCTGGGGTATGAACGGTGACTGTGTCGTCTTTCACCTCCACGTCATGGGGGAAGTGTAAGTGGGTATAGGATTTGGAGAGCATCCCCAGAGTCTCCATGCTGACGCTAGATTCTCCCTCCCCATCGCCTACTATCCTGATTGGGGTCATTGTGTATATGTCCCTCCCTTCCTTCTCTTGATGCTTTATCCCACTCACTTTCACTTCGACAATGTCCCCTTCCTCGAAGGGCTTGGGGCTGGAGACTGTACCCACGTCCAGATAGACATCACCATCTTGCTCTATGGTTCTCTCTTCTATCCCCTCATCGTCTATCAATGGCCCAGCACCAAGCCTGTAGGTGAATGGTTTCTTCCCCCTCTTATCCAAGACCCTGAGATTGATGGTCTTGTTGGGTCTGAGTAATACCCACTTGGGGTGTCTCCTCTCCCCCTTCATGTAGGTGCTCTTACCATCTCTCAGCAATAGCGTCTTATGCTCTCCCAAGAAATCATTGACTAGGTCCTCTAATCCCTCTTCGTCTGTGAGTTTGGTATCATGAGGGCCGGGGATAGAGACATTCTCATAACTGTCATATTGCCCTCTTAGAATCTTCAACCTCTCTTGGACACTCATATCTGTGACATCTGTGTCATCATAGAAGATGATGTCTATGACTTTCATCTCCTCATCTCTCAAGACGCAATCCAATGTGCAATCCTTCTCCCCTAGGTTCTTGACTCCCTTCCTAGCCCAGTCTGGTATGCTCCTCCTAACACCACTCTCATCGTAGGCAGTGACTCTTTTCCCCTTCTTGATTACTACAATCCTCTCCCCGTCATACCACTTTGAAACCACCCAAGTACCAGTGAAGCCACGAAGCCTCTGCAAGTCCTTGAACGAGAATATCCGATGCATGGGTCTGATTGGTGGTACCCAAGATGGAGAGCCTCCCTTGATTAGCATTGAGTCTGGGTTCAATAGGAAGGCCGCATAGTCTCCCGGTTCACTTTGTGTTATGGTCACTGGGTCCTCGGCATATGATGGTCCACCAGCGAAATGCGGGGCATACGCATTGGCTACACCCTGTGGGTCTATGCGACTCCCATCCTGTGCGGACACCGCAGCGGCGACA